AACAGATTTAGTTACCACTATTAACGGTTTGTCTATCGCAGGTATCACAGCTAGAGCAGTCAGCAGCAAACTATATCTGTATTCAAATGGTGCTGTTGAAACTGACGGTGATTCATCTAAGGCAAATGCAGTCGTTGTTGGTGCTGGCACAGCAGTTCTAACAGAACTAGGCATTACAGCAAAAACATACTACGGTCCAGCATTACAGCAAACCCCTCATACGTCAGTTCCAGAATGGAAAGGTAGTGATACTGAGGCTCGTCCGACAGGATCTGTTTGGATCAAAACAACTGAACCAGGAAACGGCGCACGTTGGAGAGTTAAACAGTGGGATTCAGCCACAGAATCATGGGTATCTTATGAAGCACCTATCTACGCATCTACTAATGCAGCATTGTATTACCTAGATCGTGCAGGTGGTGGTGCAAATCTAGCAGTAGATACATTGTTTGTTCAGACAAACAGCGAAGAACACAGCGGATACGACGTTGATCCTGCTACAGCGACATTTAGAATGTGGCGTAGGTCTGCTACTGGAAATGCTACAATCACATCCAGTGAAATCACTACAAGTACTATTAGCGCAGGCGCAAAAACATTTACTATCAGCGAGTCATTAAAAGTAACACTGGCGCTGGACGCTGCCAAGACCATCAGCTTTACTGCTCTTGGTACAGCAGCAGATGCAGTAACTGTTGCTGGTAGAATCAATGCTGCGGGCTTTACAAATATTGAAGCGGCAGTCACTGACAATAATGAATTACAGATTTATCATAAGCTAGGCGGTGATTTTAGAATCACCGACGGCACAGGTAGTCCAATAGCTTCATTGTTTACTCCATTCAACATCAATACATTGACTGGTACAGCAAACTTCTTTACATTGCCTGCCGCAGCAACCGCAGATTATTTGGTATCTAATTGGGAACCATTTGCAGCCAGCGATTTTAAAGCCACTGCTGATGCTCCATTAAATGAGCCAAATGACGGTCAACTATGGTATCACAATGAATTCAGCGAAGTAGACGTTATGTATCATAACGGAACTACCTGGGTCGGATACCAAGATGCTACAGCATTCCCTCTAACCAGTCCAGCTGGTCCTATCGTTAGCGCCACAGCACCAGAGCGTGTTGGCGGTCAAAGCGACGGAACTAACTTAGTAAACGGTGATCTTTGGATCAGCACAGCTGATATGGAAAACTATCCAACAATTTATCGTTGGGATGGTACGAATCTAGAGTGGGCACAGCTAGACAAGACTGATCAAGTAACTGAAGAAGGTGTGTTATTTGCAGATGCACGTTATGGTGCAAGTGGTGCAACAGGCGACACAGCAGCAACTATCAAAGATATGTTGACCAGCAACTTCTTAGATCCAGATGCACCGGATCCAGCGTTATATCCAAAAGGCATGTTGCTATGGAATCTACGTAGATCAGGCGGAAACGTAAAACGTTATAACAACAGCTATATCGATACGTCATTGGATAACACTCGTTTTAACAACGACGAAAGCATGGATGGTTATGCAACTGATCGTTGGACCACTGCTAGTCCAAACAACGAAGATGGATCAGGAAGCTTTGGCCGTAAGGCACAGCGCGGTGTTGTTATTGCAGCGATGAAGAGCGTGGTGGATACTAGCTCAGAAATCCGAGACGAAGAACGCAGAAACTTTAACATCATTGCTGCTCCAGGATATCCTGAGCTATTAAGCAACTTGATCAATTTAAACATTGACCGAGGCGTGACTGCATTCGTAGTTGGCGACACTCCATTGAGATTACCTAGCGATGCAACATCGTTGACAAACTGGGGAACCAATGCTGAATTAGTAACAGACAACGGCGATGCTGGCATTGTATCATATGACGAATATTGTGCAGTGTTTTATCCAAATGGATTTACCACAGACCTAGGCGGTACAAATGCAGTTGTTCCAGCAAGCCACATGATGATGCGTACTATCGCGTTAAGCGACCAAGTTAGTTATCCTTGGTTTGCACCAGCAGGAACACGACGCGGTGGCATTACCAACGCAACAGCAGTTGGATATATTGATGCAGTAAGCGGTGAATTCCAAACTGTTGCATTGAATGAAGGTCAGCGCGATACATTGTATGATTTAAAAGTTAATCCACTGACATTCTTCAACGGTGTTGGTCTAGTTAACTACGGTCAAAAGACTCGTGCAAGAAACGCTTCTGCATTAGATAGAATTAACGTATCACGTTTAACAGTATATCTACGTAGTCAATTGAATAAACTTGCTCGCCCTTATGTGTTTGAACCCAACGATAAGATCACTAGAGACGAGATCAAGCAAGCAGTAGAGAGCTTGTTATTAGAACTAGTAGGTCTAAGAGCACTTTATGACTTTGCAGTAGTTTGCGATGAAACTAACAACACACCAGCTAGAATAGATCGTAATGAACTTTATGTTGATATCGCGATTGAACCAGTCAAAGCAGTTGAGTTCATCTACATTCCATTGCGTGTCAAGAACACAGGAGAGATTTAAAAATGGCAATTACATCATTAAATAATATCGGCGTGCCAACCGCTGGGGCCAACAGTACACAAATACTGTTGATGCCTAAACTAAAATATCGCTTTAGAGTTACTCTAATCGGTTTTGGTGTGGCTGCTGCAACCGAGCTGACGAAACAGGTACAGGACGTAACTAGACCAAAAGTTAGTTTTGAAGAAATGGAGTTGCCAATTTATAACTCTAAAGTAAAACTAGCAGGTCGCTATACACTAGAAAACATCACATTAACTTTACGTGATGATGCCAGTGGGCAGGTACAGAAACTTGTTGGTCAACAAATCCAGAAACAGTTCGACTTCATGGAACAAGCGTCAGCACGTTCAGGTATTGATTACAAATTTACCACACGTATTGAAGTCTTAGACGGCGGAAATGGCGGATTGGCAAATGCTACTTTAGAATCGTTTGAACTTTACGGTTGTTTTGTCCAGAATGCCGATTACGGCGATTTAAACTACGGAACCAACGAAGCGGTAACTGTGGCGTTAACCATTGCTTACGATAACCTATCACAATTTGCAGGCGCAACAGGTGCTGGTATCGAGCGAGGAATTGGAGCTGCGGTAGGAAGAACCCTAGGCGAAGCAGTAACCGGCGGCGGCGCAGGCAACCAGGGTTAATTAACCTAGTAATAAAAAGCCCGAGAAATTCGGGCTTTTTTTACGACATAAATATTTGTATGGCAAATAAATTCACAAGATTTCTAACCGGTGTAGGCACAGGACTCACTAACCCCAAAGGCATAGTTTCTAACTGGAAACATGCTACTCGAATCTTTGTAGATGATACATTTAGATTATCTCCGAGATCAAAATTCCTATTCTATGTAAGTTTTGAAATCGATGAAGATGCTCACAGAGCTCCACAATTCAAAAATAGAAAACATGGTAGAGAACTAGGCCTTCTTGTGAAATCTGCAGATCTACCAAAATACAATTTTGATTCTGTAGTTAAGAATCAATATAATAGAAAAAAAGTAATTTATAAAAACTTAAATTATGAACCAGTAAACATCACAATGCACGATGACAATGCTGGATTAGTAAATGCCATGTGGGCTATCTACTACGGATACTATGTGGCAGATCGTTCTAATCCTGCTGCTGCATTTGAAGCCAACCATTATAGGCCCACAGGAACGTTCAAAGATAAATTTAGATACGGATTAGACAACGGCTCTGAGCCGCCCTTCTTTAAATCCGTGAGTGTATACACCATGAGTCGAAGAAGATTCTTAGGATATACATTAGTCAACCCTAAAATTAAATCATGGAATCACGGCACAGTTTCGTATGCTGAAGGAGATTTCTTAGAAAGCCAACTGACATTAGAATACGAATCGGTGAGATATTCAGCAGGCGATGTAAGGCAGAATAGTCCTAAGGGCTTTGCCACACTGCATTACGACACAGTACCAAGCCCATTATCAGTAGCAGGCGGAGGTGTTGCGAATTTACTAGGAGACGGCGGAGTGCTAGATGGTCTAGAAAGTATATTTGGCGACATATCAAACGGCAATGCATTTTCTAGTTTTGGTGGATTCTTAGGAACTGCGATTGCCAGTGTAAACACCTACAAAAATTTCAAAGGATTGAGTAAAGACAGCCTCAAGAACGAAGCTATTAATATTCTAAGCAATCCTAGAAATATTTCTTCAGCAATTAGCACGGTTGGGGGACTAGTGGGCACTGTTTTTCCAAAGAGCAGCAGCAACACCGGTACAACAACAGGTACGCAAAAGACTGTGATCGCAACAGCGGCATTTACTGGAAGACCAGTAACTGCTCCAGACAACCAAGGATAATATGGCAACAACTAATCTACCAGAGTTTGTTAGAGAAGACAGTGCGGCAGCATCTAAGTTATTTTTTGAAACCTACGGAGAACAGCCTTTAGAATTTGCCGCCAATGAAGTTAACGCCACGGTGGCATTCTTTGAGAAGAAAGGATTTGCCAACGAAGCAGCATTGGTAGTGTCTACAGTGTTGTTGAAACAGGCCAAGCTCGATAACATTCCGATTTTTAAAATATTAGACACTATTGCAAATTTTGATGTAATGAAACTAAGTTCGCTAGTCGGCGAAATACTCAATAATAATCGAACAGCTACATCAGTATTGGGATTTAGGACTGCTGATGTTAAACCCAACCAGATAAGAAACATATATGCCTAAATTCGCTCAAGGACGCTTTGAGATGAAGAACCCCGATAAGTATGTGGGGACAAAAACTCCGTTGGCTCGCAGTAGTTGGGAATTTGTTTTTATGCGGACACTAGATGAGCATGCCGGAGTAGAAAAGTGGGCTAGCGAAAGCATACAGATTCCATATCGTTGTCCGTTGACTGGCAAACATACGATTTATGTTCCAGATTTTTTCGTGGTTTATGTAGATAAAAACGGAACCAAACATGCAGAAGTAGTAGAAGTAAAACCGTTGAGCCAGACACAGTTGGAAAGTGTGGGCAAGAGCCAATACAATCAGCAACAATATGTAAAAAATATGGCCAAGTGGGAAGCTGCCACTGCCTGGTGTAAACAAAAAGGTATCAAATTCCGTGTAGTAAACGAAGGCGATATTTTCCATCAAGGCGGAAAACGCAGATAAGTATAATATGACCAAAAAATTAGAAGAACTTTTTAATTTAGCAGAATCAGAACCTTCCAAGGCTGGTGAACCGTTAGTTGTTGACACGCCCGTCCATGAAGAAGTAAAATCGTTAGATCAGAGCTATCAAGCAGTCCAAGAGATCACTAGAGGTCTGCCACAGATAAAAGAGCTAGATGAACTAGGTGATGCTGAACTTGATTCGCTAGCAAAGAAAGCAGAAACCGCCTATGACGATCTCATGGATCTTGGCATGAATGTAGAAGTACGCTACTCGGGTCGTATATTTGAAGTAGCAGCTAGTATGATGAGCAATGCTATTAATGCTAAAAATGCAAAAATAGAAAAAAGGTTAAAAGCCGTAGATCTGCAACTTAAGAAATTGAAGATTGACAACGATAGCGGTGCAGACCCAAATGACGTGATAAATGGACAGGGTTATGTTATTACCGATCGAAACGAGCTCTTGAAAAAATTAGGTCAAAAGGGCTAAATAACATTATGAAAACTTTTAAAGAATATCTTTCCGAAAGCAAAAAAGTCTACAGCTTTAAAGTCAAAGTTGCTGGCGAAATTCCCGAAGGATTTCAAGATAAATTAAAAACAGAGCTGGATAGATGCAAACTAATTACTTTGGAAAAAGTAGCTACAACTCCTATCCAAAAATTTCCTCTAGACTTTCCTAACATGTCTAATGCAGAAGTAACAGTTTTTGAAGTTATCTGTGAATATCCAATTAATTCTCAAGAAATTACAAACAGCATTAAGTCCATTGGGCTAGCTGAAGAAAGTTTTAGAGTAAGAGGAAGCGGAGAACCTAGTGAAATTGATCAACTGTTGGTAGACAACGAACCATCTGGCAAAGCACTATTGGCAGATTCTAATTATAAAGAAACTACCAATGCCAAACACAAAGACTACTTCGGTGATGATTTCAACAAGGGTTTCTTAAAAGATTTAGATAAGGTCGCCAAGGCTCGAAAGAAAGAGGGTGTGCAGACAGAATACAAGCTGCCTAAGGCCAAAACAGATAAAGCTGGCGCAAAGAGCGCTTTAGGGAGTTAATATGAATTTCAATGAATTAATGCAAAGAATGCGTGAGCTGGATCAACCAGTTGATGCTCAACCACAATCATTAGCCGTAGAAGAATGTGGCGATATGCCACCCATGGCACCGCCAATGCATTCTACAATGAACTCAAAGCCAGATACACCTCCTCCGTCTATGAGTTTAAATCTAAATGCTCAGGGCATGGACAATATCGAAAGCCTAATGAAGCTGATGACCAAAGTTAATCCGGATATGATTAATCAGCCACAAGGGGGGATGCCTGCGTTGCCAAGTTTAACACCTCCGGGCCCAAGCATTATGAGCATCAAACCAGAATTGCCACCGTTAAAGATGCTACCGTTGGACATGGATGACAAAGGTCCCGACATGGATGACAAAGGCCCAGATATGGACGACAAAGGTCCTGACATGGACGACAAAGGTCCTGACATGGACGACATGGACGATAAGAAAAAAGATGAATGGGCTAATTCTCCAGACGGCGCCTCTGGTCCAGATTTCAAGGGCATGGATGCAGCAGTACCAAACGGCGATGATTTAAACAGATCAAAAGGTACATATCCAAAAGTTGCTGGCGGTGATAACCCAATGCAGAAAGATGCTTTCCGTGAATCCATCCGTGCAGAATTGCAGAGAAGATTAAACGAAGCCAAAAGCTCTTAAGTCAATAGTATTAACCAAATAGGCTCTTCGGAGCCTATTTTTTTCAGTAAATAAAGTATGGCAAAATCATTAGACGGTAACTTAATCAAGAAGGCACATGCCCCTCAACGGTATACACTTGAGGAGGTAAAGCATCTAGAAGCATGTATGGATCCAATTACAGGACCAATTTACTTTGCTAAAAACTTCTTAAAAATTCAGCATCCTACAAGAGGTTCGATTCCGTTCGAGCCCTACGAATATCAAGAACGCTTGATCGAATCATATCATACTAATAAACAATGCATTGCCATGTTGCCTCGACAGATGGGAAAGACAACCTGTGCATGTGCGTATCTATTGTGGTATACTATGTTTGTTCCGGAATGTCAGGTATTGATTGCTGCGCACAAATACGAAGGTGCTCAGGATATCATGAATCGTTATCGATTTGGTTATGAGAACTTACCAGACTTCATTCGTGCAGGCGTTTACTCGTATAATAGAAATACAATCGAATACGACAACGGCGCACGTATTCAGGCAGTAACAACTACAGAAAATACTGGTCGTGGTAAATCTCTTTCATTGATCTATTGCGATGAGTTTGCATTTGTACAACCTCCAGAGAAAGCCAAAGAGTTCTGGACTGCGTTAAGTCCAACATTATCTACAGGTGGTAAATGTATTATTACATCAACACCAAACTCAGACGAAGATCAGTTTGCTCTTATCTGGACCGAAGCAAACAAAAAGTTTGATGAGTACGGTAATGAGTCGGCATTGGGTCAAAACGGATTTGCTTCGTTTTTTGCACACTGGGCTGAACATCCAGATCGCGACGAGGAATGGGCTAAGACCGAAAGAAGCAAAATTGGTGAAGAACGATTCCGTAGAGAATTTGACTGCGAATTCTTGATCTTCGATGAAACCCTAATCAACGCAGTACGACTCGCAGAAATGAAAGGTGTTGAGCCGATAATGACTATGGGGCAGACACGTTGGTATAAAGATGTTGATCCCAAAGCCACATATCTAGTAGCACTCGATCCTTCACTAGGAACTGGTGGAGACTACGGTGCTATCCAAGTGTTTGAAATGCCTAGCATGGAACAGGTTGCAGAGTGGCGACACAATCTAACACCTATACAAAGTCAAGTTAAGCACATGAGAGAGATACTTAGGTACATACACGAGCGAGCAGAGGAAAAAGGCGGTAATCCGCAGATATACTATTCAGTAGAAAATAACACGTTAGGTGAAGCTGCTTTAATTGTGATAAACGATTTAGGCGAAGAAAATTTCCACGGACTTTTTCTTAGCGAACCTATGCGTAAAGGCCATGTTCGCAAATTCCGCAAGGGATTTAATACCACACATCGCACAAAGATCACTTCTTGTAGCCAGTTAAAACATATGTTAGAAACGCAAAAAATGGTGTTGAAGTCTAAACCGCTGATTTCAGAACTTAAAACATTTGTTGCCCACGGAGTAGGATTTGGCGCTAAAACCGGCGAACACGACGACCTAGTTAGTGCTACGCTGCTGATCATGCGCATGGCCAACGTGCTCAGCGACTGGGATCCTCAAATCTACGAAAAAATGTCAGAAAGAATCACCGAAGACGCTATGCCTATGCCGATCTTCGTCAGCACTGGATATTGATAAATATAACTATGGACGCAAGAAATAATATAGCCACTGATTTATTCTACAAAGTACGTAGCCGATTTTCTGGCCTAAAATTAGGAGCAGAAACTGGACAAATTACCATCAACCCAGAACAGGCAAGATTTTTCGACTTTGATTACATGGAAGGTGAAAAACCGCTAGGACATGTCAGCATTAGTTTAGCTGAACCTAATTCCATGAAAGTGTATTTCAGCAGCGGCATCGCCGAAGGAATGGACTCTGGTCAAAAGACTGGGTGGTACGGATTCCTAAAAGAATTACGACAGTTTGCTAAACGCAGACTATTGAGTTTTGACACAAGAGATATTGCCAAAGACAATCTTGACAAACGAGATTATGCATTCCTAAGTCAAAACTCTCAACCAAAGAAACCTGATATGAACACAATACAAAAACCTGTTGGAGAAGGCGTTATGAGTGAAAGCGCAATGTACGGTAGCAAGACTATGAGCTACCAAAAATTAATGGACACTAGATTAATCATCAAGCATAGTCAAGCAGTTATGGATGATACACAGCCTGGAGCTCGAACACGGAATATTTCCGGCCTGTTTGTTGAAAATGCTGACGGTGAAAGATTCAAATATCCGTTTATTCACTTAGCAGGTGCTCGCGCAATGCAAAGACACGTGGCCAATGGCGGTCTTCCTTACGACGATCTAGGAAAGAGTCTTATTAGTATGAGTGAAGAAATTGCACAGCTAAAGAGCTTTGGAAATTATGTTGTCAGAAACGATTTAATGAATTCAGAAAACAACAGTATAGTAGAAAAGAGCTCAAATTATCTAAACAGTCTTCGAGAGCAAATACAAAAATTAGCCAAGCAAGGCCATTATGAGGCATATAGAGAATCATTCCAGACACAAGATAGTCTAGAAGTTCCCCAAGATGTTGTTGAGGATTTTGTAGAAAAGTTTACTGTACGTAATTTCAAAGAAGATATCAAATCAGTATTTCCTGTTTTGTACAAACTAATGCAGGAAGACAACACCATAGGCTACGACGACATAGTCGCCTTAACGCAAGAACAACCATATAACGAAGATGCCGAGATCGATACCTCAGACGAAACACTAGATCCGTTTGGAAAATTTGAATCATGGGTAATGGGGCTAGGTGAAGACTCTGCTATCACTAGTCAAGATCCGGAAGAACAGCAAGCAGCAATACAACAACTACAAGAATTAGTAGGCCAGGCATTTCCTGCAGGAGTTGATGGCACTAATGCTATCGAAAGTCTAAAAGGCATCATAGAGGACCCTGAACTATTCAAAAGAATCAAGGCAGAAGCAGGCGAGAACCCAGAAGCAGACATGCGAACACAGATACAAGGTTGGCTACAGCTTAATGCTCCAGAAGCGTTAGAGGCATTAGATTTTGGAGACATGGCCGCTGCTGAAGAACCAGCGCCAGAGGAAGAGCCGCCAGTAGAAGAACCAGTAGCAGCAGAGCCAGCGGCAGCTCCAGCGGCTGAAGTTCCAGCCGAACCAATCCCACAAGAAGCCGTTGATCCAGATAATCCTAGAGATTATGAAAGACCGGCAATTGATAGAAAAAAAGCAGGGCAAGAACCATTGAGCATGAAAGATGTTCAATACAAAGATGATAAGCCGAAACGAGATTTTGAAAAACGAAAAGAAAGATTAAACACCGAAGAATTGGCAGAATTTATAAACAGTTTCTATGACAAGGAAGCAGGCACATTCCCCAAAGGCCCAGAAGGCGTGTGTACAATGGTAGGCAAGAAGTTTGGTGAACAGGCAGAATCAGTAGCTCGCAAATTTGTAGAACGTATGGCACCTCAGCAGGCTGATCCACAGATTGCAGAACTTGCTCGTATTAGAGAGCTTGCCGGAACGACAGCTCCGGTCTCAGAAGATCTACAGGCAGATGACGGCCAGGCCTATGATGACTCTGCTGACTTCTTTGGTCAATTTGAAGCAGATCAGTTTGATGACACACAAGAAAGCGAAGACGGTATGGAGATTCGTGGATATATCGACGGAGTTAACGTGATGGTTTGGCAATTCAACGATGAGAGCAAAACCAGCGGATACGGTAACTACGACGATTCCGCAATTAGTCAAGAAGAATCGTCAGAATTAACTCGTATTAGAGAATTATCAGGCATTGCACAAGGCATTGGAATGTAAAAATTTCGTCGCAGTTAGATCGGGCACTTCGGTGCCCTTTCTTTTGGCAAGATAAATCAAAAAATACGCAGATAATCATTGACCTTGCTAAATAAAAAGCGCATAATAAAACATGTGCATAAGGCATATAAACATTTTAGGCATAACACAAGGAGGCATTTAAAATGGCAACATTAGCAGAAATCCGTGCGAAACTTCAAGAAGCACAATCAAAGTCCACAGGACAATCCACCGGCGGTGGAGACAACGCAATTTACCCACATTGGAACATGCAAGAAGGCAAGGAAGCGGTTCTCCGTTTGCTACCCGATGGCAATTCAGCCAATACGTTTTTCTGGGTAGAACGTGCAATGATCAAATTGCCGTTCGCAGGCATCAAAGGCGAAACTGACAGTCGAGCAGTACAGGTACAGGTTCCATGTGTGGAAATGTACAATGACGGTACAGCTTGCCCAATCTTAACTGAAGTGCGTGGTTGGTTCAAAGACAAATCACTAGAAGAAATGGGTCGTAAGTATTGGAAAAAGCGTTCATACATTTTCCAAGGATTTGTTGTTGAAGATCCTATCCGCGAAGAAAAGACTCCGGAAAATCCAATCCGTAGATTCATCATCGGTCCTCAAATCTATCAAATCATCCGTTCAGCTCTTATGGATCCAGAATTGGACGAGTTGCCAACAGACTACTTGAAAGGTCTTGATTTCCGTATTGCTAAAACTAGCAAAGGTGGATTCGCTGACTACTCTACATCAAAGTGGAGCCGTCGTGAACGTGCTTTGAGCGATGCAGAAAAAGCAGCCATTGATACTCACGGACTGTATAACTTGTCAGACTTCCTTCCTAAGAAGCCAACTGATGTTGAACTCAAAGTCATGAAAGAAATGTTTGAAGCTTCCGTGGATGGTGAAGCCTATGACATGGAACGTTGGGGTCAGTATTTCAAACCAGCGGGTATGGGTTCAGCAACAGGTGATCCTAACAAAGCGGCTGCACCACGTGCCGCAGCAACTCCGGTAGATGAGGATATTGATGACACGCCTGCTCCGATAGCAGCGCCTGCTCCTAGAGCAGAAGCATCAACATCGTCTGAAGGTACAAGTCGTGCGCAAGATATCCTTGCCAAGATTCGTGCTAGACAGCCTCAGTAATTAAAGTACAGAGTGGGAGCCAATCTCCCACTCTCTTACCACTATAGGAGAATGACATGGCAAGAGTACAAAAAATCAACGAGAATTTTTCATTAAGTTATAATAGTCGTGAAGATCAAACAGGCGACACAGTTGCAGATATTGATATTAGATTTGATAATCCCAAAGACGATTCTGTAATCATTAATAGATTGAATACTTGGCTACAAGCGATTGGTCGGACAGACATCGTAGTAAGTCCAAAAAAATTACCAAAGGGTGAATAACGATGGCAAAAGCGTTTGATATTTCTAAATTTAGAAAGTCGATCACTAAGTCTATCGACGGACTTAGTATTGGCTTTAATGATCCCACTGATTGGGTTTCAACTAACAACTATGCATTAAATTATTTGATTAGCGGAGACTTTAACAAAGGCATTCCGTTAGGCAAAGTAACTGTGTTCGCCGGCGAATCCGGTGCAGGTAAATCATTTATCTGTTCGGGTAATCTAGTTAAGAACGCACAAGCACAAGGCATTTATCCCATCTTAATTGATACAGAAAATGCGCTTGACGAAAAATGGCTACATGCTCTAGGCGTTGATACAAGTCCAGACAAGTTGTTAAAACTTAACATGGCCATGATCGACGATGTGGCAAAAACTATCACAGAGTTTATCGCAGAATACAAATTAATGGATGAAGCAGATCGTCCTAAGATATTGTTTATCATTGACAGCTTAGGTATGTTATTAACTCCAACTGATGTTAATCAATTCCAAGCCGGTGATATGAAAGGTGATATGGGTCGTAAGCCTAAAGCACTGACAGCACTAGTTCGTAATTGTGTTAATATGTTTGGCGCCTACAATATTGGTATGGTGTGTACCAATCACACATACGCTAGCCAAGACATGTTTGATCCAGATGACAAGATCAGTGGCGGTCAAGGCTTTATCTACGCCAGCTCTATTGTAGTGGCCATGCGTAAACTAAAACTAAAACTTGATGCAGATGGCAACAAGACTACTACGGTACAAGGTATCCGTGCTGCTTGTAAGATCATGAAAACACGTTATGCTAAACCGTTTGAAAGTGTACAGGTTGAGATTCCTTATGAAACAGGTATGAGTCCGTATAGCGGATTAGTCGACCTATTTGAAGCTAAAGGGTTGCTGAAGAAAGAAGGAAACAGTCTTGTCTACACTACCAAAGACGGTGAGATCATCAAGCAGTTCCGCAAGGCTTGGGAACGTAATGAGAAAGACGGTCTTGACATTGCAATGGAAGACATTTCTAAACACGGAGAAATTACCACATCTGAGATAACTACTACAGTTGAATCAGACTTGGAGGTCAATGAATGAAAGAAGATTTAATTGCAGATATTTGGAGTGTAATAGTAGAACATATACCAGAAAAATCTAGAGGGGGTGTGGCTAGTGATTTTGTTAATACTCTACTAGATCACGGTATTAAAGACACTATTCTAGAAAGTCTACAGGGAGTAGATCCTTACCTAGATGAAGCCATCCAGTATGCAATTGATGGTGAGGAAATTGAAGAAGAAGATGATTATTACGAAGATGAGGAATAAATGAATTGGTATGATCGGGTTTCGAAGGATATTTCATATATACCTGATGCTGTGGCTTATTATGAAGCTGAATTAATTCAAGCAAAACAAGATGTCCGCGTAGCGGGAAGCATCGAGAAGGCCTCTGCGCAAATGCCTGGCATTGTAGAAAACCGATTTAACCAACTTCAAGAGATTGAAGGTATTCTTGAATATCTCAATATCGAACTTCGTAGACTTCGTAGTCAACATTTTCGCAAGTATTTGGAAAACTATCAACGAGCTTTATCTTCGAGGGACTGTGAAAAGTTCGTTGAAGGTGAAGCTGACGTTGTAGACTTTGAGAAAATTATCAACGATTTTGCCCTACTACGCAACAAGTGGTTGGGTATTATCAAAGCGTTAGATATTAAACAGTGGCAATTGAGTAATATTGTCAAACTGCGCACTGCGGGATTAGAAGACGCCACACTTTAAATTCGATCATAATAGTAGCAGATAAATATCTGCATGAAAAAGATTGTTTTAGTTACTGGCGGATTTGATCCTCTCCACTCCGGGCATATCGCCTACCTCAACGCAGCTAGAGAACTTGGCGATTCGTTAATCGTTGGTGTAAACTCTGACGAGTGGCTACGTCGAAAGAAAGGGCAAGAATTCATGCCCTGGGAAGAACGTGCAACTATTATTGCGGCATTATACAGTGTTAGTCGAGTCATCAACTTTGACGACAGCGATAATAGTGCCAAAGACGCCATTAAAAAAGTTAGAGCAATTCATCCAAATGCTCAAATCATCTTTGCCAACGGTGGAGATCGAACAAAGGAAAATATTCCAGAGATGGATCTACTTGAAGAGATGCTTCATTTAGATTTTGTATTTGGGGTCGGCGGTGAGGATAAGAAAAACTCTAGTAGCTGGATATTACAAGAATGGAAAGCACCTAAGACTGAACGAGCGTGGGGATACTATCGTGTGCTACACGAAGTGCCGGGCATGAAAGTCAAAGAATTAACTGTTGATCCTGGCAAAAGTTTGTCAATGCAAAAACATAATCTACGATCAGAATATTGGATAGTTAGTGATGGGCAAGCTGTGGTCAACCGATCCACACCATTAGATTACCAACTGCCGCCGGCGATTTTAGATAAGCACAATCAACTACATATTACTAAACAAGAATGGCATCAACTTACAAATCCTTACGATCATCCGTTAAAGATTGTAGAAATACAGTACGGCGACCAGTGCATTGAAGAGGACATAGAAAGACGATGAAAATTTTTATTGGCTACGACATTCGAGAGGATATTGCATTTCAGGTATGCGAATATAGCATACTTAAACATCAACCAACTGCTGAAGTAATTGCACTTAAACAAAAAGATTTAAGAGAAGCAGGCACATACACTAGATCTATAGATCCATTGAGCTCGACCGAATTTACTTTTACACGATTCTTAGTACCATATCTAGCTGATTACAAAGGCTGGGCATTGTTTATAGATTGTGATTTTGTTTTTGTTGACGATGTTAAAAAATTGTTTGATCAAGCCGACGACAAGTATGCAGTGATGGTAGTACAACACGATTACACTCCTAAAGAAGGCTTAAAGATGGATGGATGTAAGCAACTATCTTATCCGAGAAAAAATTGGAGTTCGGCTATCTTGTGGAACTGCGGCCACCCTGCAAATAGACAAATAGATCCCGATATCGTTAATACACAAACAGGTCAATACCTGCATAGATTCCAATGGCTTACAGATTCAGAAATTGGTCATCTGTCCCCCGAATGGAATTGGCTAGCAGGATGGTATTCTGAGCCACAGGATGGATCGCCTAAGGCTATACATTATACCGAAGGCGGCCCTTGGTTTAAAGAATATCGTCGATGTGAATATCACAAAGTATGGAAACAAAATCTACGAGAAATGCTAAAATGAATAGATGGATATTCTTGAGTAAAGGAGCAGAAGATGATTATATTAATCAATTCGCAGCAGGTTGCGGAGAACGGCCTGTGGATCCTGTAAAATTTAATTTTGATGAATCTAATAATCCTATAGTTCTTCGCGGAATATTAAAGAAAAAAATTATCAAAAGGTGCTTGTTAGAAAATCGAACATTTTATTATGTAGACACTGGATATTTTGGAAACGAACGTTCAATTAGTAATCCCAACGGTTGGAAATACTGGCATCGTATTGTAAAAAATAATCTTCAACACGGAGAAATAATTTCTAGACCCGATGACCGTTTTAAAATTTTTAATAAGAAATTTAATCCGTGGAAGAAAGACGGAAGAAAAATCTTAGTGGCTAAACCCGATGAAAAACCTTGTAAGTATTATGGTATTGATCTAGATCAATGGGTGCAAGACACTGTAGATACTATCAAACAACACACCGATAGACCAGTGGTTGTTAGAGAACGAGCACCTAATCGAATTGATAGAGTAGTACACGATACACTAGAGCAAGCGTTAAATGATGATGTATTTGCTCTCGTAACATTTAATAGTGTCGCTGCATCCGAGGCAATTTTTCAAGGAATTCCTGCGTTTACTCTAGCTCCAGCAAATGCTGCGAGTCCAGTTAGTCTGCAAGATATCAGCAAGATCGAAACTCCTTACTACCCCGATAGCGACAAATTATATGCTTGGGGATGCCATTTAGCTTACGGACAATTTCATATAGGTGAAATGAGATCAGGAAAAGCAAAACAAATGTTGGAGGAATTGTGGTGAAAACCAAAGACCTTAAACAGTTAGAAATTGAGGATCTTATCATAATAGGATCTAATGGAGAGTGTACTAGAGATCGACACGATTTGAGTAAACCTATGGTAGTTCGAGGCGTTACTCAAGCAAAACATATTCGAGTATGTATAGATCAAAAAAGAGATTGTTATTATACTGATACCGGATACCTAGCAAATTTTATAGGCCCAGGAAATCCCACTGGCATAAAAATTTGGCACAGGATTGTAAAGAATTCTTTACAGCATCATACTTTGAGAGACTGTCCACCGGATCGATGGCAGAGATTGTTGGAACAGGATAAAAGATTAGAATGGCAAGGCTGGAAAAATTATAATAATAAAATATTGTTAGTTATGCCTAATCCAAAATCTTGTAAGCATTATGGTATT